GCTCATTGGCTTGCTTCCTTTGGGAATGGGAGGGGAAGCTGCTTGGGTGGCGTATAGCAAATGGACCACCCATTGGTCCAATCCTCACAGTCATCCTCTTCGATTTTCTGGACTTTATAGATCTTCCCAGGGTCTTCACCATCCCACCAGAAGACGGGCCTACCTAATGAGAGGGCAAGCCTGAGTATGTTTGCTGTTGCTCGACCACAGTGGGTTCCAATGACAACGAAAGCATCGTAGACACGTTTCTGTGCAGTCACATCAGTTCGATGGACAACCCCGTATTGCCAGTCATCCCAATCACCTCTCCAGTTATTCTTATGATCGTCTCGGCCAGCTCGGATACGGACGCAAGAAGCTCCCCGGTCATCCATGACCTTCTTCAGAAGCTTCACTTCCTCAGAGATCTGCTCTGGTGGTGTAGTCGCTGAGTGGGCGTAGAAGATGTTCATTTCACTTCCTCTCCCTCTTCCTTTGGAATCAAGCTAAGCTGCTTTTCGAGGCCCATGCGGAGGACCCCTATTTGCTCAAGGCAGTCTTCTTTCTCCTCACGGAAGGCTGGCTTTACTTCATCGCCATACTTCTTGAGGACTCTATCCAAGCTCCTTTGCCGCTTCCGCTCATAGTGCTTGATTGCCAGATGCATCCAACGGAGTTCCTGCCGTGAGAGCCCTGTGACTGCGTACTTCTTTGCCTTTCTCATGCCTATACCTCCAACCAATTCATTCCAATCGCAGCCTCTGCGGTGTACGTCAATTGCGCACCGCGCCGTCTGCGGCGAGTCATCGCTGCTTGTAGTTGCTCCGCCACCTCCTCTCCCCGTTCCTCTGGAACCTCAAACATGAGAGAGTCATGGCACTGATTGACGAGACCTGTTCTGGCCTCAAAGTCAAAGGGAAGGACATCCCAGGCAAGCGGAAATACATCTTGACTGTGTGTGGAAACGGTCCCCGCACCCGGAATGCCCAAAACTAATTCGAGCATAGCTTCATGGATTAGAGATGCACCACCCGTCTGGATTGGATGATTCACCAGTTCATTGATCTTCTCTTCGTCGCGGAAGTACCTACGTCTCCCCCAAAGAGAGTCAGCCACGAAGCCTGCTCTTCGATAACCATTACGAATCTTGTCCCACCACTTGGGGATCTCTGGGTCAGCCTTCTTTAGGCCGTGGACCACATCCCGAATGTCTCGGTGGGTCAGGTGCGCATAGATGAGCTTACCGTTCTCATCTTCCACGCTGATAACCTGCTCGTGGATTGTGGGGACACTTGCGGCATACTGCCAAGCGTATCGGACATTCTTGGTAACGCCTCGCGTAGCTTTGAAAGTGCCGCTGCCTTTCTTTGTTCTCTCTCTTGGCGCGCCCTCAAGCGTCCAGATACCCTTGCCATAAACGATCTCCATCGTCTCGTTGTGTGGGTCGAGCCCACTATTAATGATCTTGATGAGGCGGTCTGCACCAGCCTCTTCAGCGATGAACCTCAACTCTAACTGGTCTGCATCGGCACCCACAAACACATGTCCAGGCTCTGGAATGAACATATCCCTGAGAAACCCTGGGATGTTCTGGGCGTTGGGTGCGCTGGAGGAGTATCGCCCGGTAGCTGGGAGCCGGTTGTAGGAGGGATGGACACGGCCATCGCCCAGCACAAGCTCGCCTCCCTCAAGTGGGGAGATGTAGGTGCTTAGGAGCTTGGTGTAACGGCGGACCATTCGAATAGCTTGAATGAAGACTCGCCTCTCCTCATCAACGTCATAGGTCGTAAGGATTCTCCGGAGGGTATCGTCATCAGTGCTGGGGTCACCCGTCTTCTCGTTGTACTTGACGGGAGTGAGCCCCCAATCAGAGAAAATCAAGCGCCGGAGCTGGTGGGTAGAGTTGGGATTAAAACCCTCTGGGCCAATGTTCTCGGTCAAACGCCGGTTTTCAGAGAGTTTTCGTTGGAAGTTATGCTTGTGTTCTTGGAGCTTCTCTTGGTCTACGAACATTCCAAGGCGCTGCATTCCTGACCCAACCCACTGGAGGTTGTGTTCCATAGGCAGTAGGTCCCATTGTGAATGGGCATTCACTTCTTGGGCCAGGGGTGCTGACACCGCAGCGGTTACCGCGCAGTCTTTGGCGCAGTAGGTATGAAGCTCTGCATCGGAGCGGGCATCCACGGCAGTGTGGTTTGCCTTCCAGGCTTCAGTGAAATCCGAGTAGTAGCTGGTGACGAAGCCGAGATTATGGGGCATCTCGTTATCAGCAAGGAGATGCAGAAGAATCGTGTCTGCACCAAGGGCTGGGGTAACCCCGAAAAACTCTTCACAAACGAGACGGTCATACTGGCCAGCGTTGTGGCCCAAGAGGGGTTGCGGTGGATGCTTCAGATAGCCAGCAACGATAGCTTTGACTGCTGCCTCCTCGCTCGGGCCGAAGAAACGAGTGTTCCCGTCGATACTTAGGAACGGGACCACCATGCTAAAGCGGGTGTTGGCAAAGCCAATGCATCGAAGTCGAGCACTGAGGGGGTTCTTCGCGTCTGTCTCAACATCGTATGCGATGGGAAGGTCATCAGCTTTTAGTCGGTCGAATCCTTCTACAACCTCATGGATGGTAGTAGGGAAGAAAAGTTCGGGGTCTGACCACTCCAGTTCTCCCGCGAAGAATCGAAGAGCCTTAGCTATGTCGCGGCGGAATACCGGACGCCACTTTGGAGACCTAAGAACAAAAGCAGGGTGGAGGGTGTAGGCGATCTTCACCTTACCCCAGGGCATCTCTACTTCTTCGCACGCGCCCCGCATCGCCATGATGGAGGAGTTCCCTCCGCGTAGAGCATGGGCAGCTTCTGAGCCTAAGCAAATAATGTTAGTATGACCTTCGAGGCTTTCCATTAGTCTCCCCCGGCAAGCCTCCATGGGAGAGAGCAGCAACGGTTCTTCCTTCTTCTTGCGTGCTTTGTTCTTTCGAGAGTGTTGAACCATGAAGGTATCGAGCCGATTCGCTGGTGGTCGGCAGGCAATAGCATTCTCAAGCAAGCACTCTGAACGCTTCAATCCAGCTTCATCCAGGGCAGCTTGAAGCTCGTGCCCACTCGGCCCCACGAAGGGGCGACCCTCGGAAGTCTCATGGAAACCAGGAGCCTCACCGATAATGGCGATTCGGTCCGACCCGTGTGTTTCCGCGAGCACGGGCACACACTCATCCATCTTCCTGAGGTGTACCCCCAGCGAACACGAGACGCACTTTGCTCCTGAGATCTTCATCGATCCCTCCGTGAAGTGGATGGCAGACTACTTTCCCCCCGGTCTGCCAGCGGTGGTCAACAGGAAGCAGATTATTGGACCGCCATCTGCCAGAGCGGAAAAAGCCTAATCGTTATCGTCGCCAAGGAGGAAGTCGAAATCCTCTCCCTCGCTCTTAGCCGTAGCGGCCTGGGCAACCGGAGCACCTCCACCGTTGGGCTGCTCCACCTGAACATCCTGCGGCGTCAGGGATGCAACTTCCTGCATCTGAGCATAGCGAGCCTTCGTGTAGTAGGTGTACTTCGGATAGGAACCCTGCACAGCCTTCCCGGTGCTATCCATCTCGGGCGGGACGTAGTTGAAATACACAGTGTTCCCAACGAGCTTGTGGAACGGAATCTTTGACTTCCCACTGAGCTTCGAGGCCGGGATGTTAGCACTCTCCAGCATCGCCTTCAGGAAAGGCAGGGCATTGGGGGAGCCAAGATTAAAAGAGTCACGATGGCGAACACCATCCGTCATGTAGTAGGCGTAGAGACGATTGGAATCGTCAAAGTGGTTGAACTCCACAAGTGTCGCCGTATGCAGGCCAGCCTTAAGATAGCCGAGACCGCCAGACGCAGCGTTGACACCAGTGAAATCGAGTTCGATTGTCAGATTATCCATTACCAGTTCTCCTGTTCATCAATGAACATGCGGTCGAGGATATTCTCTCCCGCGTTTGTGATTACCGCTCGGTGCAGAGAATCCTGCAAAACCCAGCGGACATGTCGAAGGTCGTGCTGACCCCGAAGCTTTTCAGCGACCTTCGAGAGCGTCCCTCTCCAGTCCTCTATACCTTCCTTGAGAATCAAGGCGCTTGTCTTCTCGACAATCGGGCCCATCCACTCCAAACCCTCGGGGCGGGGTAGCTCATACCCGGCAGCACTTAGGGCTTCTCTAAGATTCATGGGGGCGGTCTCGGGAAGAACACCCAGGCGATCTCCGCTAATGTATTCGGGGTTCGGACCAGTCCTAAGAACATACTTCCAAGGAGAAGCGGTCTCCTCATACTCAACCCGCGCCACTACATCTGCGAAAGCGGAGAACTGCTCGGGGAGTTGGCCAGGGAGTTGGGGGCCTCCACGCACATACTTACCAGAAGAGGTTTTAGGTGGGGCCTGGTGGCAGTTGAAGAAAACGTGTGTTCCCTTGGAGGTAGCGAACCGGGCAGCATCCCGCATGAAGAGAACCTGTTGTCGGAGGTTCCTCCACATTTCCCCGAAAGCGTGAACCTTCTCAAGTTCCATGACTGTAATTTCAGCCAGAAGAGAGAAGTCATCCACCACGATGGTTGGAACTTTACCCGCAGCTTTCGTTACAATGTCTCCCGCTTCCTGAACATTCTTAGCAGCTTTGGCTCTCACCTTCTCCAACCCAAGGAAGTTCTTGAGAGGAAGGAGTCCCCCTGTCTGGGCAATAAAGAGTCCGCTTGCCCCGGCTGCGCCGGTAGCCGTACTCTTCCCCGTCTTGGACGGGCCATAGATTACCGTGAAGATTCCGTCACTCATGCCTTAGCCTTGTCGTACTTCTTGAGGTTTGTCTCAGCGTCTACAACTCGGGTGTTCCCGTCCCCGTTGCCGCCACCCTTAGAAAGAGGGGTCTTGTGGTCAACGTGCGTGCCATCACCCTTGGACGCTTTTCCCTCACGGATTGCTTTACGACGAGCCTTGTTCCGCTCGACGCGGAGGCCCTTAGTCCTCTTCCCATACATCTTGTCGTGGGCAGCTTTGTCTTTCTTATCGGCGTACGGCATCACTCACCCCATTGGCAGAGTTCAAAAGCATCACACTTACCGTACTTACCCCAGCAAGTCTGGTCACTGTAGACGGCGGGCCATTCCAGAGGAGGCTTACCCTCGAACATATCAACCATGTGCTCCTGAAGCGCGAGGTTCTTTGCGAAGATCTTAATGGCAGCAGGTGCTGGCTCAAGAATTGTCCGGTCGAACCCGTATGGCTGGGAGAGCTTTACGCGGTTGACGATGACTCCGCCAAACTTCTCTCCCCAGAGCTTCCGACCGAAGAGTTGGTACCCAAGAAACTGACCGGACAGGATGTGCTGGCGAAGAGTCTTACTCTCAATCCGGTAGCAGGACTTATGATCCACAATCCAGTAAGTTCCATCTGAGTCACGGACAGCAAGGTCTGCACGCTGCGTGAACAGGAATGTTCCCTCCTGGCGATACTTAGGTATGTGGGCACGGAGTTCTTCTTCGACCTTCACCGGCTCCCAACTGCAACTTCCCCACCGCGCTGTGTATGCTTGGAGCGCAAGGATAATGTTGGGAACAGCTACTCGCCATAGGGCAGCGGCATGCGCAGTTGAAGCCTCCGATGCTCCGATGGCTGCCAGCTTTCGGACGGCATCTTCTGGGGTGAAGTAGTAGTCTGGGTCCTCGCAGTTCATACGAGCGTAGTAGTGGGCCAGTCCGATGTGGAGAAGACTCCCCTTAATCAAGGGCTCCGTTTCCACTCGGGGCATGGCACCAGTCTCGCGCCAGGCATGAAGCCTAAGACAGCGCGAGGCTCCCTCGATGCGGTGCCACCCCCTCTCGGACGGGCCAGCGTTCAGTAGGTGTTGGGTCATTGGTTCTCCTGTTGCGGGAAATGAGGCTTCTATTCGACCACCGACAAGCCTCCCTGCTCGGACTCATGGGATGAAGTAACCACACAAGATCCCTGGTCTATATACAGTATAGCACATGTCGGACAGGTGTCCCACCTTTTATGTCAAGAACATGTTAGACACCCTTTCAAGTAAGCCCTCTTGTGTACCCGAGAAGGCAGCTTCAACCTCCTGAATCACCTCATCGTCAGCTACCTCGCCCACTGCTGGGAGCTTGTCCACAAGTAGCTCCGCAACATGTTCATCAACTGTTCCCTCGGCTATGACATAGGTGATTAGAACAGGTCTCTTCTGGCCCAAGCGGGCGAACCTTCCCTCCCACTGGCTGATCGCTCGCGGAGTCCAGGGAAGCATTACAAATAGGGCTAAGTCTGTGTCCTGGAGGTTGACCGATTCCCCCCACGAATCCCCAGTGCCAACAAGCACTGCGCCGGAAGTTGCCTTCATATATTCCTGGCGAATCTGATCTCTCCCTTCTGTGGAAGTTCCTCCGTGAGCACACCAGACAGGACAATCATCAATCTTCTTGGCGATTTCCTTCCCCAGCTTCTCGCAGTCGCTACGACGCCCCGTGAAGACAACAACCTTCTGCTTGCATCCCACCGCGTCCACAACCCGGTCCACGATATACTTCCGCTTCCGGGACGCCGCCTCCTGCAGCATTACTTCAAACAGACTCTCCCGGTCATTGGTCCGCGAGGCTCGTCGGATGTCCTGCTTAAAGGCAGCGGGTCGATTCTGTTCTGACTGATCCAGATATACGACTTGCCTTCTTTTGGGTGGTAGACAAGCGTTGATGGCTCCCTGAGAAGTTTTGTGCTTGGACCATCGCAATCTTTCCTGGAGTTCATCGGGATTACTAAGGCCATTATATTTCCATCCGTAGGTGTCTTGGAATCCAGCACAGTACCGGACACCGAAGTTGTGGTAGGTTCCCCACTGCCAAGGCTCAACCAGGTCAAGCTGGGCCCAGAGGTCCCTGGGCCGATTGGGGATGGGGGTAGCGGTGAGCCCTAAGCGGTTCGAGGCTACACCTGCAACAGCGTGGGCTGCAGCCGCAGCGTTAGGAAGAGGTTCCCAACGTGTCTTGCCCGAGGTCATAACGATAGACCGAGAACGCTTATGGTTCTTCGCCCAATGGATCTCATCCATAACGAGGCTCTGCACCCGCAAGTTCCGAGTAAGCGCGTCCTTCCAGTGGATGAGAGTTTCCCACGCTGTGATGTAGATCTTGTTGGGGTCTTGTACGAGTAGGCGGCTCGCGTCTTTTCCATGTCCCATCAACATCACGGGCTCGAACGTGGAGTACTTACGGATTTCCTCCCGCCAAGTTCCCCGAGCTGCAGCCTTGGTAATAACTACCTTGATCCCTGGTCCCCTCTGCGCTGCCAACCATACGATCCCGCATAGAGTCTTCCCAGATCCTGGGGGCGACCAAGCATGGAATCCCTCACGGCAAACAGCTTTCCTGAGGATGGTACGCTGGTGATCCATGAGGAAGTCTCCGACCCATGGATGTAGGCGAGGGTGGTTCAGGGCCTGCGCCACTTGCGAGTTTCCATCTGGGTTCGGTGGGTCAAGGCCGAGAAGTGATAGAGTGTTGAACGGCACACGGAACCCTGGCTTGTTCTTATTCGCCCAAACACCAGGAAGATCCTCCCATTCCGGAGGAAGAGATAGGACACGTAGGAACATTTATCCCCAACAATTGTTAGTTAGAATCGCGCGAAGAATTAGGGAGATGGAATTAGGCTTACAACCTTACCTTTCCCCGAGTCCTGTTGACGTGGCAAGCCCTTGTAGACTTTAACCTTCCTCCCACCAATCCTGGCCGGAACTACTGATACACCAGTTAGATCCTGGATAACCAGCCGAAGCATGTTCTCGCTGTACATGTCGTTTTTACCAGTTTTGGCGCAATATTCCCGATACGATCCATAGAGGGTTTCACAGGGTACGGCAGCCGTTGCAGCTTGCTCGGATATTCGAAGGTATGCAGGGCCAGGTGGGTAGTTGGAGAGAACCTCGGAAGCCCCGTTGCGCATTAGCTCTCTCGCAAAGGACTCCATGCTTCCCATGCTTGCGTTCTGGAGTTCTTCCTTTGCCACTGTGCTGTGCGGGTGGGAGATGAGGGGCCAATCAATCTCCATGTTCTTCAGCATATGAGCGTAAGCTTGGATCTCTGCGTAGAAGTCCGGAGCAAAGGAGGATGTCTTAGAGTCGAAGCATCCCCGAAGCATCTTCCGGTAGGGAGCCTTGGCCTGGGCAGGGGAGAGGATTGTGAATCGTCGGTCATCCTGCTCCACGAGGAATGGTCGCCGCTTGTTAGACGTAAGCCACCAGGACATCCGGTTCACCACAGTAGTCCGCGAAGCATAGGGAGTAGAGCAGTGGACACGGTCATCCGTGATCGCAGCTTTAATCTCAGCGATGATGTCTGCAGACTTCCTGTCGATTCCTACCTCGTCTGCGAGCACAAGGAGGCTCGTGACGTAGTGGGAGTTAAAGTTATCCCTTAGGGCTTTATTGCTGACAACAACAGAGTTCCCCTTACCGATGACTTCTGCAAGCAATCTTCCATAGAGGCTCTTCCCGATCCCTTGCTGGGGAGAAAGCACAAGCACTGCCACCATCGCACGCCGCTCGGGATGCTGGATCAAAGAAGCACTCCAATGCGTGAGCCACTTCATGGTGTGAGTATCCCCGTTACATAAGAGAGCAGAGATCTTGTCTATCCTGGGATGCTCTCCAGGCTTAGGCTTCAAGTCGGGCCAAGCATAGAGGTTGAGCATGGGCACCTCGTTCTTCCGAACGATAGGAGCCTTGCTCGATTGGCAGTCGAAGCCATACACCTGCCGCGAGAGGATGTGGTCGATGAGGGCTGCCGCATGTGTCTTGTCGCACCCCTTAGGCAGTAGACCTACGAAGTGATCAGTAAGAGGGTCCTTTCGGATGGGCTGTCCAATCTGCCATGCGCCATCAGCATGGCGATAGAACACACCTTGAACGGCGTTGTAAGCCATCCTCTTCTCGGCATACCGCTTCAGGTCTTCGGGGACCTCCGCAAGCCGATGCTCCCGATCCTCCACGCTACGTGGGGCTCGGTTCCCTCTCGTCTTTTTCTTTAGCCAGAACTGCTTCCCGTCGTGGGTGTGGCGTTCACTGGTACACTGAAGGAACGTCCGACCGTCAGCCATAATCCTAAGGAAAGCTGAGCCTGCGGAGGCATCGTCTTGGAAGGGACACATGCACTTGTGCTTCCCTTCTCCGGTCTGAACCATGGCAGCAACTGAGGTGATCTCTCCCGTATCCAAGATTAGTTGGGTATCGAGCCTAAGCTCGGGGCCGGTCATCACCTTCTTGGTAGTGGGCTTCTCTCCGATGCTGATTTCATCTGAGTCCAAGGGAACTCCTACCAAGTTCATTTCGCTGACGTATTCCTCTCCGTTAACCTGGGCAGGGAGTGCGTAGTGCCGCGAGATGTTCCTTGCCTGTCGGTCAACCCCAGCATCATAACCGATGCGACGAAGGCCACTCGCCCACGCTTGTGGATATTCCTCCGGGGAGAGAGGGCGCGAGAGAAACAAGATGATGCGGTACCTGGGCTCGCTGGGATGATGGCTCCAGGTCGTGTGCAGGATGAAGGCAACGTTCTTCTTCCGCAGCGCGTTGGCCACTACCTCCGGGGATTCTTTCCCATGGTCGAAGTCATAGACAAGAGCAGTCACGGTCTGGACGTTAGCATTAGCCCGCTTGTCACCCGGCGCGTAGAGAGCGGGAGACCAGCAAGGAAGCTGCTTTTTTACGAACCGGGGTTCGCGGATCGGGGGCTGGGAGAATAGCTTCTGTAGACTACTAAGGTCCTTGACGGTAGCAGCCAGAGGAGCTACACTAAGGAAGCCCTCGCGGAAAAGAGTGATCTGCCAGGGGCAAAGATCCGTGCAGGGATCTGACATTCGATATTTCTCCAAGTAGGCCCCCAGCTATGCACCCGTCAAGGTATGGCTGGGGGTCTTTTATTGTTACTCTTCTCCTGCGACTTTCTCAGACCAGAAAGAGTCCAAGCCTCTGCGGAGGAGGAACTCTACGGTCGAGTTTACCGTAACGTACTTCTCGGGGAACACGCCCCCCAGAATATTCGAAGCTCGCTTTAGTTCTCCGAGCAGATCGGGAGGAAGGCGGAGGGATGTAGTTCTCCTCTCTCTTCCACCCGTTGTCCCGTTACGTGCTGCATCCAACTCAGGCGATCCCTGTGCCTCTGCAAGAATGTTGACATTAATCATGCTTCCTCCAAGCCGTGTCTGTACCAGAGTAGTGGGCGGCGGTTCCCCCGTCGGAACTGCCGCCTTGTGTAGCCGGAAGCCAAGAGCAGCTTCGCGGCAAAGATTTTGACCTTGTGTGGAGAGAAGATTGGGCTTTCCCCATACACCTCATCCAACAAGTCATCCATAGTAAAGCTCCCCATCGAAAGCATCAGGCGTCCCGCCGCCTCCAGCAAATCCTCGGGCCCGCGCACATCATCCCCAGTTGGGGGATTCATGGAGAGGATGAGCTTTAATCCATAGGCGATGGTCTCGTTGCGAGACGCACCCAGCCTCAATGAAGCCTCATCTGCCAGCGTCAAGAGTTGTTCTTTCGAGGTCATGGAGACATTGTATCACATGGAAGACATGTGTCAAGCACAAACTACGTGAAATCAGGGTACCGTCAAGCAAGGTCGCTTGCAGGGTGTTAGGCTATCTTAGTCCTAAGGCAAAGCCGAGGTCTAACCTGGATTATTAGCGGTGTACTAATGTCTTGTTTGCCGCCCCCCCTCCAGCCTCCTACCTGTGCATACCTACCTACCCCCTGATACCACAGGTTAATAGGTTCTGTATCTAAGAGGGTACTAAAGCTCATCGCCGCTTGGAGGTGGAGCACTTCCCCAGGTTTCCCTTTCTACCTGCGTTTTCGCTGGGTGCAAGCGTGTACTACTATCCTGCAAACAACCTTGTTAGACACCGAAAACCCAGGTTGAACCTGGGTCGGAGTTTTCGGGAGAACCTCCGAACCTCTTCAACTCGTTTGGGAGGTGACCCAGCACGATGGACTTAGGACTATCATCAGAC